CGTAGGCTGGGGATCGGCAAGCCAAGAACAATAGGCATTCTGTCCGATCGGGTCAAGTTTGCGAGGGTATAACTTGCATGCGTCTTACCCCTAGCCCATCTAGGTTACAGTGGGGGCAAGCAGGCGGCCCGGGCGGGTGGCACACCCCCCGGCTCGCGGCCTTGCGGCGAGCGGAAACACCCCACCCCTCTCAAAATTCCTACCCTAACGACTCGTTCTCCTTCCGTTAGTACCCCTGCCTCCCCATTCCTCCCTTTTCGTGCCTCCCTGGCTTGGGGAGGGAAGCCCATTTAGGGAGGCAGATTTTCGCTCCTTCCGCACTCCCTCCCCGCCACGTTCGCCTCAGTTACCCCCCTCACACCCCCACAATCGTCACAAATCGCCACACGTTCTCTTTGGGGAGGGACTCCCTCCCCAACTACAACTCGTTTTTTTGACACCTGAAAAATATATATAAGGAAGTTGTGGCCCGCCTTCCACCTCCCCGTCCCTCCCCACCCTCTCCCGCACCCTAACGCCCTCAACGAAAAACCCCCACTCAAGGTGCTGGTTGCCTGTCACAAGACAAGCCACCAACAAACCTTGAGTGGGGGGTCTCCCTATCCACCAATCCACCTCACTCCTGCCCATCCGCCTTCATCGCCAGCCCCACATAGAACATCCGCCCGTTCACCTTCCTCCTACCCAGTGCCCAACTGGTTGTCTTCATGAACCCCTTGTGGAACCTGTTCTCGCTCATGACAGGCCCCCTCTCCCTCCTGAACACCTCCCACATCGTCGCAGCGGCCACCATCCCGCTCCCCACCTTCACAAACCACTGGCACAGGAAGTCATCCGCCTCATTCACCTCCCTCTGGAAATCCTCTACCTCCTCGCGTCCCAGCTCCACGTCAAACTTCTTCGCACTGTCCGGCTCCCTCAGCACCCGCCCCAACGCCTCCACCGCCTTCCTCGCCACCCCCGCCAGCTCCGCCTCCAGCTTCTCTTCCAGCCCCGGATCTTCTTTGCCCGCCCAACTCCTGTTGAACGGCAGCACCCTCAGCTTGCTGCTGATGGCCCTCGCATGGTCCGGCAAGTTAGGGATCGTGTTGCCGACCATCAGCACAGTCGCATTGATCTGCGTCCGCACCGGCAACTGCCACTTCCCATTGAGCGTCAGCACGTCCCGTCCCACCACCTTCTTCACCACGCTACCTGCCGTCTCTGCTTGACTCTTCCCGAGCTTGCTCACCTCCTCAACCACGATCACTCCCGCCACCTGCGCACCCCACAACCCATACTCGCTCGTCAGACTCTTCACGTCCGTCATAAACGCCCCCGCTCCCTTCAGCTTCTTCACCAACCTGCTCGTCACCCCCTTCCCTCCTCTCGTCAGACCCTCCAGCACCCCAATAACCCCTAACCTCCGCTCATTCCCCACTGCCAGTCCCATCAGCCTCCACCACATCTCCACCCACCTCTCCTGCCCCTCACCCCACTCACTCACCGTCCGATCCATCAGGGGGCATTCCGCTCGTCCACTGGCCCACGCCACCGGCAGCACACCGACATCCACCCAATCCTGAGTCCGCTCCCACGTCTCCCCCGTCCTCGCATTGACCACCACATCCTCAAACCCTACACACTCCCACTCTTCCACACCCTGCGGCTTCCTCAGCCACACCGGCAGCGTCTCCGCCTTGAACAAGCTGAAGCCCTTGACGGCATCCATCACATCGTCCACCATCCGCTTATCAACCCTCACCCGCGTCGTCACCGTGGTCATCTCATCCTCTTGCTCCTCAGTCACGCACACACTCAGAAACTCCCACAACGCAGCCCTCATCTCCGTCTCGTTCACCCCCACCTCCCACCTTCCCACACCCGGACTCGTCTCGCGCCACATCAGCCACGTACCCTTCCACCACAACAGCCCCCGCTTGCTCGCCGTGCAACCCCACACCACAGCCATCGCCCGCCTCGCCAGATCCGCTGGTGCATCGCTCTCAACCACAACCCTGACTGGTGCTGACCCGGACATCGTGCTATCCTTCTCTGGACCCTCTGGCCCTTTGGAGTTCCCGCATGAAACCCACGATCGGCACACTGTCCGACCGCTCCTTCAACAACTACCTCTCAATCCTCGAAGGCTCGTCCAAACTCTCCCCCGCCACCCAGCTCTCCATCCTGCACTCCATGCGGCACAACTTCCGTGCCCAAGACTTCGCAGCCATCACCCAAGACATCGCCCAGAAGGCCAAAGCCACCGGGAGCAACCGGAGCAGCCGCGACATCCTCATGACCCCCACTCAAGGTGTGGGCCGAGGCCGCTCTTCATCTTCAGTTGTGCCTGTTGCGACCGCCGCAAGGAGAGCTTCAACTCAATCCGTTATGCCAGTTCAAAAGCCTGTGCGCGGTGGTCGCCAACTTGATCCCACCATCCTATCATCTCGTACCGCCGCCATCAACCCCCTGTCCGATTTCCCCCTCACGCTCGGCTCAGCCAATGCCCCCCTCGTCTTCACGCCCCCCGTCCTCTGACCCTCCCCCTCCCAACGCCTTGAGTGGGGGGGATGACTCGGTGCATTATGCACCGCCCGGTGTCTACCATCGCAACGCCAAAGACCCCTCCGCCTTCACGACCCAGACCGACTCGCCTGTCGCGGACTACGTGTCGTTTGGGCCGGGCCTCCGCTTCTACTCGCTCCGCTATCTGCACCGCACGCTCGCACCGACGGGCTTCACTGTGGAAGCCCTCGCCCACCTCTGCACCCTCTACGGAGTTCCCCTTGTCTACTTTCACCCAAGACACGCCTTCGTTGAGTTCGACACCTTCAAGCTCGTACTTCGATCACTCGTTGCTCCGGGGGGTCACGGCATCCCAGCATCCCTCCCCGACGTTGCCCCTTCATCTCACTTCGACCGTCTACGCGACACTGCCCGACTTCTCGTCAGTGAGCTGTACGCTCTTCGCAAGCTCAACCAGCTCCCCGCGCCCGCTGACCTGAAAGCCTCGCTTGACACCGCAGCCTCCACACTCGCTCTTCACGCCATGCAGATTCGAGATGTGGCAACCTTCGAGCGAGCGATGCAGGCTCGCAAGCAGGCGGCTATACTCTTCGAGGACGAGCCCGAGTCGATAACGACCTACTTCGATGTGGATGAGGAGGCCCAGCAGTGCCACCCGAACTTTCAGGACAATTGCCCCAGCTCCCCCGGCCTCGCCGAAACGCTGTGGTCCATTCCAGCGGAGCAGAAGTCGCAGCCTCCTTCTTCAACCCCGACGGGTTCGGAACGTCGTGCGTCGAAAACGGCTTCGACCAAGCGGAACTCGTCAATACGCTCATCACCCACGTCCGCTCCCCCGACCCCGCCGTCTCTCTCCGAGCCATCCCCCTCTTCCTGAGCACCGCCGCTAAGTCGCTTGAGGCCGCTGGTGCCGTCAAGCAGGCCACCCAAACCACACGCACCCCAGACGGTCGTGTCACCACTCTCACCGCTACCCGCATCATTTTGGAGTCTCCTGATGTCGATCAGCAACGCGACCCTCAATGCGAACGCAACCTCCTTCCAGCCTCATTCGGGTCCGCCGACTTGGCTGCCCCATCAGCAGAGGCTCTTCAGCGACATCCGCAAAGTGATTCTTCAGAACGAACCGCGTGACTGCTTTACGTGGTTGTTGCGTGGTTTCAAGAGCCTTGGTCTCATGAATCCGTGCAACCGCTCCTCTCACAACGACGTGTACTGGGGCGGTCTCTTCATGAAGGTCGTCGATCTGTGGACCGCTCAGGCATTGCCGCTTGAGTGGCAGATCCCCATCAACGAAGCCGTCTGTGAGTCGCAGATCGACGAAGCCTGCACGTTCCTTGGCAAGTGCCACGTTATGGTGGCGATGGCCGCGTACGCCATCCACGTCAATCCCAACCTTCTTGCCACGTCGGAGTCCGTGTCATGCCGCCCGCAGTCGTCCAAGTCTCACGGCTCAACAATCCCTACTACCCACTCCCCGCTGACTACCCCGAGCTTGACGACGACGGACAGCGGCTCGCCCGAGTCAACGCCTGCCGTCAGTGGCTCGTCCACGCAGCCGACCCTACCGTCCAGTCTGACCTCTACGCAGCCTCAGTCAACTTCTTCAACCGCTACTACCTCTACCCCGACCCCGCCGACGACTTCGATCCGTCGTTCTACCAAAACGGCCTCGTAAAGTCCGCTCCGGCCCACTTCAGTCTGCTGCGTGTGTGGGGCCGCTCCACCTTTCGCCCCTCTGCGTTCGATCGCCGCCACTACTCGCAGGAGGCAGCATCCATCATTGTGTGCCCGCGTGGCTTCTCGAAGTCCACGCAGGTTCGCATCACCAACTTGATGCACTGCCTCACATACCCCGGCTGGTCCAACACCTACTACACCAGCAGCAACGACAACGCCATCGACAACGGCATTCGCATCAAGGCTCAGTGTACCGAGAATCGTCGCATTTTCGACGACTTCACTCCGCTGCCTGAGTTTGGCGGTCGCATCCAACCCAAACGCGGCGAGCGTCCTTGGGGTGACGCGTTCTTCTTCCTGACCAACGGTTCCAACGTCCGCTCCGGCTCTGTCGAGTCGCGGATGCGTGGTCGTCGTCCCATTTCCATCGACATCGACGACGCTGAGTACGAGGGCACTTCCTCCACTTCCATGTACGATCGTCGTGCCAACTTCGAGGACATGCTCTTCTCGCGTGTCCTGCCCATGATCCAGATCCCCGGCGCATTCATCCGCTGGATTGCCACCTTCATCTCCCGCCGCCACTACGCCTGGCGCGCGATGCAGACGATCGAATCGCCCAACGGCCCACTCGCTCTCGACTCCCGTTTCAACTACTGGAACCGGCTTGTCATCCGTGCCGCCTACAACGATGATGCGGGCAACCTCGTGTCGGCATGGCCTGACATGTGGCCCGTCTCTGAGGCCGACATCCTCGCCAACCCCGAGCTGCGTGGCCGCTTCTCACTTGAGCGCATCCGAGCCACGATCGGCACTCCCTCATTCGAGGCCGAGTACATGGCACGGCCCGGTACCGGCTCCCGTGCCTTCTTCCCCTCCCTCACTGAAACCCAATCGCCACTCTCTTACTGGTTCTCGGCCATTGACGGTAAACTTCAGACCGACCCTCGCGGCTCGCTCACTCGCGTCCACACCATCCGCGACGGCACCGAGCATTCGATGACGCTGACCAACCTGTTGGCGACCAGCCGCCTCTTCATGACGGTCGATCACGCCTACACCGAGAACGCCAACTCGGACTTCAAGGTGTGCTGCTTGATGGCGCATACCCCGCTCAACGAGTTGTACGTCCTCGACCTCTACTGCGGCAAGCCCTCACTCGACAAGTTCTGCGTCGAGATCCTTGCTATGGCCAAGAAGTGGGGCTGTCGCTCCATCCACGTTGAAGCGATCAAGGAGTCGCTGGTTCTCTACAACCAGCTCCGCTCCCTCGTCAACGTCTACAGCCGCACCTCCACTTCCGACCTCGGCTCGCTGCCTGCCATCCACAAACTCAGCGGTATGGGCACCGCCTCCAAAAACGCCAAGATCTCGACGCTCCAACACCGCTTCAACCACAACCTCATCAAGCTTCCCGTCTTCTATCGCAGCCAGCCCAACTGGTCCATGCTCTTTGAGCAGCTCGACGGCTTCAACCCTGAGCGAGACGACGGCGGGCTGGAACACGACGACGCACTCGATGCAGTGTCGATGTCCTCATTCGTCATCAAGTCGGGTGTTCGTGCTCTTCGTCCCGCTGATGCACCCGAAGCGATCGACCTCACCAAGATGGTTCAGCAGGGGCGTATGCTTCACCCCAAGACCGGACTCCCCCTCATCTCGTCACTCGATCAAGTGACCCCGGAGATATTCGATGCTGTTCTCACAAACGCCGCCAAACGCTACAAGCCCAACTCCTCCCGCGTTGGAGACGCTCTCGTCTAACCAACCGACTATCCACCCCTCGCACGTCGTCATCCCCCTCTCTCTCTTCCGACTGCTTGCCGAAGCCTACTACCGAGGGCAGCCCCCCACTCAAGGTGCAGGGACAGGAGCGAGGAAGCCGGAAGATGCGGACTGGCTGCGAGCATATAGTGAGCAACGGAGCCAGAACCCGATGCTGTGGCAGGATGCGGATGAAGGCGGAGCGGATCAAGAGTGATCGGATTAGCTGGGAGCGAGTATGCACGTTGCGTTGCCTGACAACCCGGAAGCCCTCGCAGCCCTCATCGAGGAGCATGTGCAGCAGCAGCTCACGGCGTTCTCGTACCGTCGTCTCATCTGGAATCTGGTTTACCACTACCTGAACGGGTGCCGCCGCTTCGACGTGTTCGATCCCAAGTCGAACACGATCAGGCCCTACGAGCTGGACGAGCAGGGCCGGTTGGAGTTGCAGGGACCGGAAGTCGTCCGCAAGATCGACCAAGTGACCGGACTGCTTGCCTCTCTTGACTTCAGGCCGAGGGTGGGTCGCACAGGTTCGTCGCTGCGGTCGATGCGTGAACGAGCCGGCGCACAGGTGATCGTGGACAACATCATCAACGACAACACCATCAGGCCGTTCAAGGTGATGGCCGCGCACGTGCTCGCCTCGCTGGGATGTGTGGGCATTCAGGGTCACGTCAAGGACTTGCCGGTCGTGGGGCTCACGGGTCATCTTGAGGTGATTCACCCCCGCGAGTTGCTGCCGTTCCCTGCCGCCACGACCGACTACACCAAGCAGCAGTCGTTCATCCGCATCCAAGCGTTTCCCCTGAAGATGCTCGAAGAGAAGCTCGACCGAAAGCTGACGGAGAAGGAGCTTCAGGGCTGCAAGAAGTACAGAAGGCGAATCGGCGACACGCTCGCACCCGATCACCACGAAGCCAACTCCTATCCGCACTCGCCCAGCCGCTCAAGCGGAAGCACCTTGAGTGGGGGGTCGGGCAAGGCGCGAGATGAGATGTTTGAGGATGTGATTCTTACGCGGCAGTTGTGGAACATCGGGCACGGCGGGTTGGTCCATGACTTTGTAGTCAGCAGTGGGCGATCCATTCTGCTGCATCAGAAGGCAGAGGGCGTGCCGCTCTATCCCAGCATCGGCATCGCACGGTTCATCGAGAACGGGTCGTTCTACGGTATCGGTGCGTTTGACATCGTGTTTCACTACGCGAGGTCGCTGGAGAAGATGGTCAAGCTGATGTTGCAGAACATCAGCGACATGGACTCGTTTGGGTGCGTGGTGTTGCCGCAGACGATGGACGCGAATGCCACGCTCAAGCAGGTGGGTCCGGGGCTCAAGGCGTTGTTCCATTCGCCCGATCCCTCCCTTTACGAGTCGAACTTCAGACCGTTCCCCATCACGCCGTTCAACACGGGAGACGCGGCAGGTCGAGGTGCGGCGTTTATTCAGGGGCTCATGCAGACGGTCGATCCGTATCCTGACTTGGCCAGAGAGAAGGGTCGAGTGGAGAGTGCAGCTGGGTTGCGGATGCTGGACGACAAGTTGAAGTCGGGCACTGTGACGGGCACGACCAATCTGACGGCGGCTTGTGCGGTCGTGTATCGCTCGATGCTTATTGATGCTGCGAGCATGTTGTTGACTAGTCCGCGACCGATCCCGGTGTCGAGGTTGACGCTTGATCTGGCGGGTGTGAGCATTGACACGGACACCATGCAGGTGCAGTTCAATGACAACCCGCTGCCCAACGTCAATCTGTTGACGGTGGACCTGACTGAGGGTTCTCCCCAGAATCCGCTGGTGGCCAAGATGGAGGCGGTTGAGCTATTGAAGCTCGGGGTGAACACGCCTGAGTCGTTCAAGCGGTACTGCATCAAGCAGGGCATCGACTTGGCTGCGGACATCGACGGTGAAAAGGCGGCACAGGAGACAGCGGTGATCCGCATCCTGACCATTTTCAACGATGGCAAGTCGCCGGGCGAGGTGGTGCTGACGCAGTACAACACGCGGCCCGATGTGGAATTGGCGTTGCTCAGTGACTTCTTGCCGAGTCCCGTCGTGCAGTTTGCGTCACCCGATGTGCAGAACGCGCTGGGTGATTATCGAGATGCGCTGATTCAGTTCTCGGGTCGAACGCTGCCTGAAGCGGTGCCTAGCCCGGTGGACATGGCGACGCTCAATCAGGGTCCGATGAATCCGCTACAATCGGCTGGCGGGGCCGTGGGTGCTCCGCCGATGCAGATGTGACCGTCCCTTCCCCCCATGTGAGCTACGCAAGTAGCCTGAAAGTGAACCATGAATCTGAAGATCAAGCTGTTTCCTGACGCGGATGGTGCTGGTGCTGGTGCTGGTGGTACTCCTTCGACTCCGCCCGCTCAGCCTGCGGCTCCGAGCCAGCCTACTACCATCGAGATTGGTGGAAAGGCGATGTCCATTCAGGACATTCAGGCTGCGCTTGCGGCACGAGATGAGGCGGTGCAGACGGCTCAGCAGTTGCTCGATGGGTCGCTGCCGGAGAACCAGCAGCGGGACGCGGCGACTCGTGCGTTGAAGATGGCCGGGTTGAGCACGGCTGAGATCGAGGCGAGGCTGTCGTCCATCTTTCAGGCTGAGGCCGATGACCAGAGCAGAGTGGGCGTTGAGTCGAACGCCGGGGGTACGTCGGCATCGAGCGGTGATGCGAATGTGACGGTTACTGATCTGATGCAGCAGATTGCGGCGTTGAAGGCTGAGCAGGCTGAGTTGAAGCGGCTGGCGATGGTTCGCTCAACTGAGCGGATTGAAAGCACGTTCAACAGTGTGCTGGAGCAGTCGATCAAGGCGCAGGATGGTTTGGGTCAGATCGAGGGGCTGCTCAAGAAGGCCAAAGCCGGACAGGACGCAGGCAAGGTCCTTGATGGGGTGAAGGAGTCGATCCGCAAGGAAGCGATTCAGACGCTCCTTGAGGTCAAGAACCGGGATGGCGTGGTGACTGAGGCTGCGGTGGCCAAGGCTGTGAAGGACGCTTCGGCCAAGCAATTGGACACGATCAAGCCGCTGTTGTCCGCGTTGAAGTCGTTGGGTGCGAGCCCGGCCAGCGGGGTTTGGGAAAGCGTGCTCAACAAGCCGACGGTCAAGCCGCCGGAGAAGTTTGTCCCGGGCCGCGACAACATGGGCACGGTTTCCACTCAGCTCAATCAGTGGGCGGCTGACGTGCTGTCGAAGCAGACGGCTCGGAATATGATTGAGCGTGAGAACGCACGGGTTCTTTGACTTGCCTACACTAGGGGAGTAGTAACTCCCTTCTCGAACTTCGACACCTTGATGGAGAACAACCATGTCCTCTTTTCCGAACACTGGTGCTGGCAACCCGCTGATTGATCGTCGGGTTCAGTTCCAAGAGATCATCAACACGGCCATCGACACCTTTCTGCCTGCTCAGGAGCCGATCTTCGGCGACATCCTGAACGGGATGCCGACGGGTGACATCAGCGGCTTTGGCCGTGACCTTGTGATCCGCAAGCTGTATCAGGGTGGCCTGAGCGGCGTGATCGAGGGTGCGCAGGCACGCAACCAGTTTGGTCTGATTGGTGACACCGATCAGACGGGTCTGGTGGATACGGGCAGCAATATCCGGGCTCGTGGCCGGGGCCAGTACACGTTCCCCTCGGCGGTTGGTCAGGCTGAGAACACCACGTACGGGCTGGCGATTCCGATGCGTGGTATGACGGGCAACATCCGCTTCAACATGGCTGAGGTGCTGGCTGAGCAGAACCCCGCGTTCGTCGGTCAGATCATCGCTCCCAAGTTGACGGGCTGGGCTCGCAACATCAGCCGCACGCTAGCCTTCTACCTGATTGCCAGCCAGAACGACAACTACCGGCTGTGCAACGTGGCCAGCGTCGGCACCAACACCCAGATTGGTGCGACGACTACGTGGGTCCGCACGATGGAGACGGACAACAAGACGGTTCGCCGCCTTGCTCCGGGTATGCAGGTTGACGTGTACGCCCCTGCAACGCCGGGGCCTCTCGCTCGTCGAAACGACTCGCAGGCTGCGCTGGGGAATCAGACGCCGCTGACCCGCCTCAACATCATCGTCAGTTCGGTGGACTATGTGACGGGCACGTTCCGGCTCATGGGTTCGCAGGCTGCACTGGCCAACATCGCCAACGGTGATGCGGTTGTGCTGGCCAACACGATGAACGCGAATGCGACTGGCACGAACTCCGGGTTGCCGTTCATGGGCATCGCGGGTATCAACAGCTTCATGAAGTTCGGTGCTGTCAATCCGGCTAGCGTGGTTCCGAACCGGGATCAGTTGCTGGGTGCTGAGGCGGTGAATGATGGTGGGCCATTCGGCGGCATCATCAACGTCAACAACTACCCGCAGTTCAAGTCGCTCCGGTATACGAACGTGGGCGTGCTGACTGAGGCGAAGCTGACGGGATATCTCGACAAGTTCAATGAGGCGCACGATCAGCACGGCTGGATGCTCGACACGTTTATTGCGAGCCGTGGCGTGTGGCGCAGCTATGCGAACCAGCAGATCAACTCGTTCACTCGTGAGCGTACGGGTCAGACGCAGAACCTCAACAGCGAGGGCGTTCGTCCGGGCTTCACGTTCGAGCACGAGGGCAAGACCTACCGTGGCGTGACCAGCTACTGGGTCGAGAACAACACTGTGTACGGCCATCGCATTCAGGGTAACTTTGTGCGGTACGTGCCGCCTGCCCTGATGAACAGCCAGATCGCACCGGGTGCGGAGCCGTCGGCTGGGTTTGAGCTGGTTGCTCCGCTCCTGACTGGCACGGGCAGCGATCGGATCAACGTGACGCAGGGTGTGAACGGTGGTGACAACCTCATCACTGATGCGTGGGAGCACCCCGCCATCCTCCGCACGCAGTTTGTGCCGGATGCGCAGCCGGTCGGTATGCGGCTTGAGGGTGTGGACGAGTACCGCCTTGAGCCGGTCGGCGGCTAAGTCGGGTGAGAGTTGGACAAGTGAAGCACACGACGAGGGGCTGGCCTATGATGGCTGGCCCCTTGTTTTTCACTCCCCGGAGGCCGTCATGTCTGCGATTGTCGATCAGCTTTATGAGTCGTCGTCATGCACTCGGTATAGGGCAGACTGGCATCAGGTGCTGCCCACGAGCCCTTCGATGGAGTCGCTCGACAGGGCGGTCAACACAAAGGGCCGGTTGTTCCTGATGTACCACCGCAAGGCTAAGCGGTTCTCGATCGGGGTGTGGGTGTTCCTGCCGCCTCATCTGAGGGGTCAGGGCATAGACCATTCGGGTGGGGAGTTTGGGCCGGGCCTCTTCCGCGAGTTGACCAGTTTCGATTGCCATCCGTTTCAGGAGGGGTCAGACTTCAACTTCAGGGCCTGGATCGAGCGGATGCGGGGACCGAGTGCTCATGAGCAGCTTGAGCGGAAGTTGCAGTCGCAGGAGAAGGAAGAGCTGGACTCGCTGGTGCGGTCGGAGGAGTTCAGGAAGCAGCAAGTGCGATCGCTCAAGCAACGCAACATGTACGAGGCCGCGAGAGCGGTCGAGCAGCAGCCGGGTGTCTACATGGACCCCAACATGCTGGGTAGCGATCAAGTGCGGCAGATCAACGAGAATTGGCACAGCAAGGGCAAGGTCTCTGTGACCAAAGACGTGGAGTGATTGAACATGAGTCCCAGTCTGTCGTATCTTGAGACGGTGCTTGAGCGGGCGTGGTCCATCATCAATCGCTCCACCAGCGAGGGCGAGCTGACCGATGACTACGTGATCCGACACTTCATCTTGCCTGCTCAGGAGGAGGTGGTGTCACGTTGCACGGGCATCAGCACCCTCAACTACGTGGGCAGTCTCCAGTTCACGACCACCGCAGGTCAAGCGAGCTTTGTGCTGCCGCCCATCATTGCCACCGTCTTGCGGCTGGTCGAGCTGGATACCAGCGGCAACGAGTACATCGACTGGATGCCCCGCTCGCTCACGGCACCGAGCGGGCCGGGTTGGCGGCTGTCGGCGAACACGCTCGTCTTTGATCCACCGCTTACAGATGCGAAGACGTTTGTGTTGAGGTTTGTGCCGAGCGGCGATTTTGTGCCGCACTACGCCCACCACTCTCATGGTTGTACGGTGGCGGCTGACGGCAAGACGGTGACGATGGGCACGCCCCAACTGGGCTACGTCGATCGACGGCCCAACTCGCTGGTCGGCCAGATGTTCAGGATGATCCCAACATCCGGCCTCATTCAAGAGCGGCTGATCGTTGTTCACGATGCAGCCGCCTCCACTATCACTCTGGGTGATGCCCTTTCGGGCACCTTCAATGGTGTGACGAAGTACGCTTACGAGGTGGCTCCGCCCATCTCGCAAGCCTTCTTGCAGGCGGTCGCCTATCGGGCTGCGATCGGGATGGGGACGCGGGCGCGGATGCCCGAAGGCCAGCTCGAACTGATCCGTCGCAGCTATGCGGATGCGGTCAAGACGCTGCGTGACCGGGCGCAGGGGGCACAGGGGCGAACCCCGCCTCGCTTCGATCGGAATACCGTGGACAACCCGGATGTGCGGATGGCAACTGGCGTTGCTTGGCGGCTCTGAATCATGCCCTTCGACTCTTCCAATTTCGGCTATCGAACGCTCCCGAGCTGGCTGCAAGACTTTGTGGCGGGCATGGGTCCGTCCACCATGTCCAACCTCCGCCAAGGCTTCCAGCAGGAGACTGTGCGTCCGGGCGTTCGCATCAACTTCGACCGCGAGTTCGCCAACCGCAACTCCTCCCTCTCCGAAGTCCTCTCGCAGGTGTTTGCCACCCCCGGTCAGAACGCTCTCGTGCCGGGTCGCATCTTCAACCCCATCCAGCAGAACAATCCCGAGCCGCCCATCCCCCCGCTCCTGCCCATCCCCCCAGACGCACCTACCAGCCCCCCTCCCTCTGGCGGCTCTGGCGGCTCTGGCGGCTCGGGCAGCGGCGGCTCTGGCTCCGGCAGTGCACCCACCAGCTTCTGTTCAGGCAGCGGCCCCTTCTCCTCCATCTGCGGCGCGGCGTGTCTTGACATCAACGGCGATAGCTCGTGCAGCACTTTTCCTCCGCCGATGGGCACAACCGATCCATTCAACACGCCGGTTTGCCCGTCGGTTCGGTTTGACACGTCAACTACTCCGCCGACTGCGGTCCCTTTGTGCGGTTGTTCGAGCTGGACAGTTAGAGCATACTACTACTCTGGCAATGTGATTGACTGCTTCAACGGCATGATAAGAGTGGGGCCATTCGCAGAAGGTGGTCTTTTACAAACCACATACGGGTTTTGCTGCTATGAAGGACTGGGTGTCATTGGGCACGCTACTTTGGTTCCGACTTTCTTGCCCGGAGATCCGCCTGTTTATCTTCAGTGGTCAGTCGTCGGAGAGCCAGACCCTCTCGCCATCGCCACTTTCTTCAGAGACGTAGCAGAGTATTACTGCCCCAACGGAGACTGCACAGACTTTGTTCCTGGCTGGATCTCCTGCAACTCTCCTTGGGAAGTTTCTTACGCTGATGGTTGGAGAGATTGTCCGTCTCCTCGTATAGACTTGCCTGTGTACGACGCGTTCCCGTGAACTCCCCCACTCAAGGTGCTGTGATGAATCAGAAAGCGGTCGAGATGATGGGCAAGTGCCCCATGCGCAGGCCCCAGTCGTGCGGCCTGCTCGATGTACAGTTGGGGTTTGTGCTGGGTGTGGACGATGTGTTCTGTGAGCGGTGCCACGAGTTGGGACCGGGCACCCAGCAGGCTCTTGAGGTGAGGACCGGGCTGGTCCAGTTGACAGTGGACCAGATGAAGCCGAGGTGGCCGAACATCGGGCACCCCGGCCTACGCGATCTGGTGGGCAAGGCCATGAGCGACGGAGAGCGGGCGGCTGCCGCGAGCAAGCCCACGCCGACACGGGCGGGTCCAAAGAAGATGAAGTGGCTGGGCCTGACGTGGGAGGGTGTGCCCTATCCGTGGCTGCTGGGCGTGGCAGTCGTCAAGGGCGTGCGGACGCTGTGGGCGGAGGTCAGGCGAGTGGGCTGGCCGTGGTCCAAGCGTGCGACCGGCTGCGGCTGCCTGTCCGCCCCCAAGCGAGCACTCGCTGCCGTCACCAACACCTTGAGTGGGGGGAACAGCAAGTGATCCAGAAGATGCTGCATCATGTGTGGCTTGGTCCCAACGAGATTCCTGAGAGGGATCTGGTGTGGATTGGAGCGGCCCAGCGGGCTGTCCGTCGCAACAGCGAGGATTGGCAGTGCGTCTTGTGGGTCAACTCGAAGACCAACGCCAGTCGCTATTCTGATCTGGGGGCGTCGCTGGTGCCCGAGCTGTTCAACCAGCAGATGTTCAACGAGATCCCCACCTTGTTCAAGGGCAACACCGTCTATGTGGTGCAGTCGGACATCGTGAGGATGGAGATGATTTGTCGGTACGGGGGTGTGTACATAGACACGGATGTTGAGCTGTTCAAGCCGTTGGGACCGCTGCTGGATGGCGTGGAGCTGGCGTACGCCAACGAGTGGGGTGAGAGTCCCGGCAACTACTGCTTTGCAGCGAAGGCTAACCATCCGGCCATGTGGACGTGCCTGCGTGAATTGGAGGGGCACTTCAATCAGATGAAGCAGGGGGGTCGAGTTCAGAAGGATGTGCTGGGGCTGGCGGGGCCGATCTACTTGAGCAGGCAACTGCTGAAGTATCAGCCGGTGATCTGGCCTCATCGGGTGTTCAACCCGCTTTGCTACATGCAGAACCCGGACAAGGTGGTCAAGTGGCCTGAGTGCTCGTACGGCAACCATCGCTATGATGGGAAGTGGTACGAGCGGCAGAAGACTGATCCCGCTGAGTTTCCACGCATGGAGTATCTGCCGTGAGGACTCGCACGCTGGGCAACAGGGCTTGGGACTACTCGCTGACGGATGCGAACGCTGATCTGTCGTCGAGCAGGACGGGGTGCAAGCCCGGCTTCGCGTCGAGGTTGGTGGGTGTCGATCCGATCGAGATGCGACCTTTCCACGGCTTCAAGTATTTTGCGGCATTGGATTCGGGCAGCGGGACGCTGACGTTTGTGCGATCGGTCACAATTCGCACGGGCGCTCAGGATCTGACGGGTGGCTTTGTCTATCGCAAGGGCACGTCGATCTACTTCAAGCGGCTTGTGCCTACGGTCGCGGTTGGTGCCGTCGAGCTGAAGGCGGGAGTGAGTGCGACTGCTCAGATGGACGTGGCGGTCTACGGGCGGCTCGTCTACGTGTTCGTGCAGGGTGAGGAGCCGTTCCTTTTCTACTTCAATGGAACTACGCCGGTCGTGGTGTACGACACGGGTCCGGGGGCTAACCCCACACTGAACAGCCCGGATCAGACGGTGACGCTGGGTACGTTGACGGGTGAGGGTGGGCAGATCGTCCTGACGAATCAACGGCCCGATTCGTTTGTGAGCCCGCTGGGGCTGGGACAGAATCAGGCGGCGAGCGTGGTAACGGTGCGGTCGCTGTCGCCGGGCAACTACACCTTTGCGTACCAGCTCTACGATTCGAGGAGTGGGCGGTGGGGTCAGTTGTCGAAGGTGGCGGTCGCGGATTCGACGGCGTTCGGTCGCTATCAGACGACGGGCACGGTGGTCGGCTCGGGTGCTCCGGGGTCGGGCGGCGTGAATGCGATTACGAGCGTGACAGGGGCTGCTCAAGAGTCGCGGTTCGCTGCCATCGAGATCGCGTATGACACGGCCAAGTGGGACACGGCCTACGTCTATCGGTCGGTTCGCACGGAGAGCGCGGGTGGTACGACTGCTGCTGCTCTGCTGCTGCTCGATCGGATCATCACGCTGTCAGCGTACCGGGCGTATGACTGGCCCACGTCGTCGGGCATCTCGGGCTTCGGCTCGGGCTCAGGTACGACGTACGGGTCAGGCTCGGGCCGTGTGAATGAGGGCGGGCTTGATCGTGCAATCTACTGGTACGAGCTGGATGACAAGCAGCTTGTCGTCAAGGGGGACGTGTACGCCGATTCGCCCGATTTTCAGGCGGAGATGCCGCGAGGCGGATGTGCGTGCTTTTATGAGGGGTCGATGTTGGTCGGTGCGTTGAGGCAGGGCACCACGTCGTTTGACAGCAATTTGGGCGAGTTGCGGTGGTCGTCGCTCGTGCGACAAGGCCCCGAGTTGTTCAGCTCGCGGGCGAGCTACACGCCGTCGATTCCGAGTGCTGAGGTACTGCGGATTGTGCAGGTGGGGCCGAATGCGGTGGGGTTCGGACGTGACCGGCTGTTCATGGTGCGGAAGGAATCGACGTTCATCAAGGTGCAGGAGATGCACGAGGGCATCGGCATCATCAACCCCAATGCGGTTGCAGTCTTTGCTAACTCCGCGTACTTCGTCAGCGACAAGGGGCTGAAGTTTATCGACTCGACCGGGCAGCTCGATGACGTGCGTGGTGTGGACGATCCCATCTATGTGAAGTGGCGAAACACCCGAGCCAACGTGGTCTGCGGCTTCGATCCGACGCTGGGCGTGGTCGTTGTCCACAACCCTGACTACAAGACGGGGCACACGCTGCTGTTGTGGACAGTTGGCAAAATCACCGAACTTGAGGACACCTCGGTCTTCAAGTTCATCGAGCAGGGGGCGTTTCCGGTTGACTGGACTGAGGCATCTCCTACGGGCTCGCTGACCCGTCGCTTGTTTTTTGTGACTGCTTCAGGCAACATCTATCTGGTGGACTCGCAGCGGTCCCGCTACACGGAAGGCACGACGAAATACACGGCGTCGGTTCTCATGCACCCGCCTGACTACTCACGGCTCGTGTGGCAGGCCGACGAAGACTTGTCCGCTGGCGACACTGTGGTTACGGTGATGGGGCAGTCGGGCAACCCACCGACTGGTTGGGATTTCTCCAACCCACGTTACGCCGACTGCTATCTCTATGTGTTGAGCGATCCGACCAATCCTGCCAACGTAGGCAAGCGTGCTCGCATCACTGGAGCTACGAGTGGGCTTGGTGCGCTTGAAGTGGATACGGCGGCAGGGCTTACCCTGAGTGAGGGGGCGTGGGTCGGCATCAGTCCGGTGAAGGTGGTGTGGAATGGCCCGCCGCTCAGCGAGCAGATGGACAACGGAATGGAGGGGCAAGCCAACTTCGTGTCGCAGAAGCGGGTGAGCGGCATCAAAGTCGGGTTCGACACGCTGTTTGGCCCGTCGATCGGAGAGCCGTACGCTACCTACATGGGCGTGGTTTATCGCGGGGATCAGGAGGTTCCTGATGCGACGGGCCAGCCCATCTTGCGGTCGGGCAGCTATGCACCGGGAATTGCGGAGGCTGACGCGGGGTACACTGCGGTTCCCATTCAGACGCAGGCTACGTCGGTGAGGGCGAGGCAGGGCGTGCAGGGCAGCAATCTGGTGCCGGGCTTTGAGGTGTACTGTCCGAAGACGGACTATACTCTGCTGGGCGTTCGAGTCGAAGGCGAGATGGTTGCCGACGATCGCAGCGCGGTGTGACCGCATGTAGGGAGCCGCCATGACTGCATTCAACAATAACTGGTTTGCGAACTTGGCGAGTCCCAATCGCAACACGCCCGCCTTTCAGCCGCCCAGCCAGCCGAGGGTGACGGGTGGTAACGAGCGGACCTACATCCGCAGCAACCCGGGCTTTTTGGCGGGCACGACCAACACGGACGGGTTCGGTCGGGTGCTCAACTGGGACTCGACGCAGACGCTGGCTGACGGGCAGCCCAACGCTTTGGGTCAGTTTACGAACACGCTGTTTGGGGAGATCGGGCAGAAGCAGGCCGCGGCAGACAGGCAGCGAGATCGCATGATGCAGGCTGGGCAGGGCATCGTGCAAGAGTCGGATGCCGGTGCGGCGGCGGTAATGGGGACGGCGGAGCGGACGGCTCAGCCGCTTGGGATGTTGGCCGATCAGTTCACGGCGAACATGGACCCCTCGAATCCCAACAGCATGTTGGGCCGTTCCAATCGGTTCGCTGATGAAGCGGTGGCCGAGAGTCGCCGAGCCCGTGATGAGTTTCAGGCTAACACGTTGGAAGACGAGAGCAACTTCGCTACGTCCATGAGCCGCCGGTTTCAGGATGAGATGACCAAACTCCAGAGTGAGTTTGGGCCGCTCGCCGTCAACGACGAGCAGTTTGAGAGCGTCAAGCGAGAGCGGCTTCGAGGGTTTGGTGCTGAGTTGAATCAGGGGCTCAATCAGATCCGATCGACGTTCAGGCAGAATGTCGCCGGGCTGACCAACCAGTTGTCGCAGACGATGCTTCAGGCGGGCAACATGGCCCAGTCAGGAGCGCAGGTGCAGCAGAACTGGGGCCAGCTCGCGCTTCAGTCAAGGCAGGCATGGGGCAACGTGCTCAACGCGGCGCAGGCCAATGCTATTCAGATGCGGTTGTCAGGGCGGGACCGGATGGCGGATATCATCCAGCAGAATCCCGAGTCCATCTTCTCGTATGCTGAGGGGCTGCTCGCCTCGATGAACGTGCGAGACGCGGGTTGGGGAGATCGTTCGGCGTTTAGCGTGAGGAGCAGTCGATGAGCCAGATGCCCAGCCAAGTCAGCAGCCCCGGCCTGTTCTCTGAGACGGGCAGCTTCTCTCTGCGCAACTTGAGCGACTACGCCCAGATGCGAGCCCAGAACGATCTGGCGAAGGCCCAGCTTGCGCTGGAGCGGACCAAGATGGATGCGATGAAGGATCAGTTTCAGCAGGAGATGACGCAGCGGCAGTCGGAGCAGGCGACTGGCGTGGCCGAGGCTGAGAAGAACCGCCAGTTCCAGATGCAGCAGGTGCAGCAGGGACAGCAGTTCCAAGCGGGACAGAATGAGCTGGATCGACGGATGCAGGAGCAGCAGCTCAAGCAGGCCGACGAGCAGTTCTACACCATGCGTCAGTTTGAGATCGAGCAGATCAACGCCAAGTCGCGTGAGGCAATGGCCCTCGCTACTACGCAGGCTGAGCGTGAGGCTATCCAAGCCGCCACGCAGCGTGAGATCGAGCTGGCCGAAGCACGGATGGCAGCCGCCAAACTTCGCTTTGAGTCCAACGATCGCATGAAGGGGGAGGGATCTGCCGAGTTGATGGGTGCGGCAGCCAATATGGAAGCCGGTCGTTCGACTGCTACTGCCGCGATGGCTGACAGCCTCATCAAGCCTGTTCAAAACGCTGTCTTGCTCGCCGCCTACGAAGCCCGCAAGAAGAAGATGCTTCCGGGTATGCGAGAGACTCCTGAGCAGGAGGCATCTCGTTCTCGTATGGATCAAGAGATGGGCAACCGGCTGGTTACGTCGAGGGTGGCGGATGCGGTGGCCAGCTCGATTGGTAACACGCAGGGATTGGAGGGCGTGCAGGAGCAGGTCCGCGACTACATCTTCACGGCTCTTCAGGCGGCTGACATGCCGGACGACAAGACGGCCCAGAAGAATGCTAGCGAAGCCCTTAGCAAGCTGCTGAAGACGGGCCGGGTTGATGCGTATCAGGCTCGTGAGTTGCTGCGTGCGACCGCCGGCGCGATGTCCTTTAGCGACGGGTCCAAGACCGACATGCAAATCCAGCAACAGGTCAGGGAACTGAACAAGGGTCTCTGGGATACGATGACTGACGCACTGCAAATTACGGGTACACCCGATCAGTTCGCGGACGAGTTTCTGAACAACAACGTCAAGAACTTGAACGAGCGTGCAGGTCGGCTTCGGTCGGCCAGCGGCTCGTTGTTCAATGGCAAGAGTGTCATTGAGCCCGGTATGTTGACGGCGACGTTTGCGGCGGGGCTCACTGACGGCAACCCAGACAACGATGGCCCCATCATCGCCCAGCTTCAGCAGTTTAGGGGTATGCCGGGTGGTGCTTCCTTCTTGCAGGCAGTTATCGCTAACACCACGAAGATCAACAAAGCAGCGGGCAAGCTGCTCCAAGCTGAACTCGAAATCAAGACGACGGGCGAGGACATCGACCGCGTGAAGAAGAGCGAGATCGATCGGCTGGCCAACCTCGATGAGCGGAGCCGCAAGAGCCTGAGCGAAGTGCTCGACCAGAACGAGAAGAATCTCGGACGTGCGATGGGCGATCGCGGCAATCGGAAGGAGAAGTAACCAATGGCCGATCTCAACAATCTCCATGCGTTGAAGATGCGTGCTCGTGTAAAGCTGGCTGAGCGACTTGCCAAGGTCAAGAAGATCAGCGAGGCTCAGGCGAGCAACGAGGGACGTGCCCTTCTAGATAAGCTCACCAAGCAATTCGGTCAGACTGGTGATGACGAGCAGAAGTTACTTGAGATGGTGGCTAACGACCCCGATCCCGTTATCAAGAAGTTCGCTGGAACTTCGACCCCTGCCGCGACCAAAGTCGCTCCGGCGACTGCTCCGGCTGCTGCGAAGGTAGCCAAGCCTAAGAAGGTGGCGGCTCCTGCTTCAATTGCAGAGGTGGCCAAGCCTGCCGTTGTTCCGACTGACACGCCCGCCCCGAAAGCTCCAGCGAAGCCGAAGTCTGCGGCAGTGAAAGCCCGAACGAAGCCGACGGTTCCCGCTTCGGCGACTCCTGCTGCGAAGCCCGAGACGGCTCCGAAGGCAGCGGTGCAGCGAACTCGTAAGCCCAAGACGGCCCCGACTACGCCTGCGGTAGTGTCCGACAACCCGCCCGCCACGCTGACGGGCACTCAAACTCCGCTCGGTCCCCGTGCAGTGAGTGCAAGTCGCCCTTACGCTCTGGAGGAGATTGTGCAGATGAGGTCCGGATCGGGGCTTCCTACTCCGGCTGAAGGGCCGAGGGGTGCGCCTACCAATCCGGGTCAGATGCCGTTTCAGCAGCGTAGCTCGTCTGGAGCAGCGGCTCGGAGTAGCCGTACGCCTCGCCCGAATCCGGGTGTGCCGGAAGTGGCGGTGTCGCCGGAGGCTGCGTTGAACGAGAGGGCTGCGCGGCGGGCTGCGGCGAAGGCGGCGAACGCTGAACGGTTCTCCAAGACTCCGGCATTCCGTTCTCGTCCAGCGGCTAAGGCGCAAGAGGCAGTGGGTCAGTGGGCGAAGGCAGCGGACGCTGCTGAGGAGGCTGCGGCTGGCTACTCGGGTGCGAGGTCGGTTGCGAGTACACGAGCGGCGGCTGGTGCGAGAACGGCGGCTGGGGTTGCTGATGCTGCGGGCACTGCTGCACAAGTTGCGGGAAAGGGTGGCAAACTGGCGGGACTTGCAAAGGTGGCGGGCCGCGTCGCATTGCCGATCGGTATCGCGCTGACGGCGTGGGAACTTGGTAGGTATGGGTATGGGCTGGCGACGGGCAACCGGCGAGAGGGCGAGCAGCGAGGGTTGCAGTCGCTGGGCGACTACCAAGAGAACACGCGGCAAGAGATGGAGATGCAGAACTCTGAGCGGCTCAACAGCCAGCTTCGTCGGATTGAGTCCGATCGGGACTTGATGATGAGCCGCATGATGAGCGAGCGTGAGGAACGGATCACCGAGCTGGCTGGTGTGGTCATACGCAATGAGGGTTCAATCAGGGCGGCTGCCGTGCCGAGCAGGCCCGGGTTCGCTGAGATCTACGCTCAGATGAAGGGAGGCATGTGATGCTACCTGCTGCTGCGGCTGCTGCCGCTTTTGCACTGCCTACGGGTCAGTTTCTAGGGGAGAACATCGTTGATCCGGTTGCGAGTGCGGCGGCTCGCAGCTTGGGTTGGAAGCGGGACGAGAGCGAGTTGGCCAGCCTGAGCGAGTCGTTCAGGCAGGAAGACATGGCGAGAGCGGTTGTACTCCGTGAGCAGCGGCTCATGCGAGCCGACATGGATAACGCCGAGCGTCTCGCTCGAATCAACCCCGGACTGGTCAAGCAGATTTTGGCGGGGCGACGATTGCCCCGAGGGGCTGTCGTCATTGGGGGTAAGCCCCGGACTGACGCACTGATGGAGCTGGCACGCGCGATGAGTCAGGGTGCCTATACTGAACAACCGAAAGATCCCCTGCTCGCATTGGCGCAGAGCGGGGTTGCACAGTAACTTCTGCATTGGAGCATTCACATGGCCGGTCAACCCATCACTGTCATCGACGTTCTTCCTCGCATCGACCAGTTCTCCACCATCGGCCCCCTGGCTGCTGCGACGGCTGGCGACGGTCCCTTGTCGTTCCCGCAGGTGCCTCGCAGCAACGGCATCAGCGCGTTTATTGACCAGATCAGCTACAGCATCAACACGCGGGCTTCTGACGCGGCTGCGAACTTCCGCATCCTGCGTGTGCCGTTCGCGGCTGGCGGCTACGCGAACGTGGCTGCGATGGTGTCGGCAGGGCTTCCCGTGACTACGGCGGGTGCAACTCCGGCGACGGGTGCTCTTGGCGCGGCTACGGGTACGCTGGAGACGGGCCGCGTTTATGACGTGACCGTGCTGACTGACCAGAACGAGATCGAGCCGGGCGACATTCTGCTGCTGGACACCAGCGGCACGCTGACCAATCTGGCCGGTCTTGTTGTGACGATTCGCTACTCGACGCGGCGTAAGTGATCCCCACCACAACGCGATCTACATGATGGCTTGAGGGTCAGCACTGGGGAGTGCTGGGCACGGGGCGGGCAGTCGCAAGTCGGCTGCCCGCTTTTTACTTGACTAGGATGAGCCATGAGCCAAGCCCCCACTCAAGGTGCGTTGCCCGGCCAAGCTGGGTTTGACGTGTCGCCCTTCGGTTACGAGTCGATCTACTCGGCACCCCGTAACATCGTCTCCTCGCTGCTCGAAGGTGAAGCCACCTTGAGTGGGGGGATGGCTGCGATGTTCGCACAGGATCGGCTCACTCCGGCTGAGCGTAGCAGCACGATCAGGCAGCGGCTTGAGGCGACGACGGGCGATTCATCGGTGAGCAAGGCGTTGTGGGGTGTGGTCACGAACCCGTGGGTGTGGCTGTTTGCGGTTACGTCGCCTATTGGAGGCCGAGCGGCCAGTGAGATGTTTAGGTCGGCTCCCAAGTATGTGAGTTGGGTGTCCGATCGGTTCTCCGTGTTCAAGATGCTGGGTCTCACCAACATCCGATCGCAGCTCGGTGAGCGTGTCAACCAGATGGCCCATCGGGTGGGGGCGGTTCACGACGAGGTACTCAACCGGCCAGAGGTCAAGCGGGTGTTCGACGCTGAGACTGCCCTCATCAAGCAGCACGGCCTCGACCCCAAGATTGGGCTCAACTGGCGGGAGTACACGGATGGCGATCTGCGGAAGACTGTGGCCCGCGACATCAGCACCCTGCTCCACGTACACAGGGACGGGATGCTCACGAATGTCTCGCCCACTCGACTCATGATCGACAAGCAGACCGGCAAGCTGGCCCTTGAGACGAGGAAGGAAGTACCTGCGCTGCTGACCAACAAGGAGAACTTTGGACGGTTGGTTCAGCAGTATGGGGTTGACGAGTACATCAAGGCGGTCGATGGGCTGTTCGACATGACGGCCAAACGAATGACCGATGATCCGAAGTGGTTGTTCCGCATGGCACGCGGCACGGGCAGTGCGAACGATGCGTTCAAGGACATCCATCAGCTTGTGAAGCCGAAGGACAAACTGACGAAGGCTCTGTTTGCTCGTATCAAGCAGATGGACCCTAACAACCCCGACGACGTGCGGGAGTTGAGCGAGACGTTCGTGCGTCGGTTCATCGAAGATAAGCACTACATGCCACGCAACACCCGTGAGTTGTACAGGAACGGGGAGGTACTGGATGGTAGAGCACTCAGTCAGGAGAAGAATGTCAGGCCGTCGGGACTGGTGTTTGAGCGGTCGAGGAGCAAGGTTCCCTACCACCCCGAAGACTTGGCGTACGCAGCACGATTGATTGATGGGGTTGATCTGCCACAGCTCGCATCGCAGGCTGGCGACAAACCTGCGCGGTTGGTGCGGATGTATAAGGAGGGCAACCGGCAGCTCAAGGGGTTGCAGGGTGAGCCGGGTGCCGTCTACAGGATCGACTCGGCTCGCTCCATTGATCGCTACGTCAAGGACTACGCGCACAATGAGGCGATGTACATGACAGATGTGGGTGATCTGGTGCGGGCTGCTGACCAGCAGTTGTGGGGCAACCTCAAGAAGAGCGGTGCGGTTGTTGAGACGAAGGAGACGTTCGGCGACGGTGTGTCGTATGCGTTGCCGCTTGATGAGGTGGAGAAGCAGCTCAAGGGCGGAGTGAGTATCGCTGACTTGCTGGGTCAGGAGTACGTGCTGGCCAAGGGTCAGTACAACAGAGATCTCATCTCGCATGTGGTGGTGCCACACCTGATGGGTGTGCAGGAATCGCACAGCACGGCGGCTCGCGGAGCGGTGCTCTTCACGAAGCAGCTGGCTCGGAACTTTAGCGAGGGCGTGATTGGTGATGGGATCAGGAAGACGGGCGAGTGGGGTCGTCGCTTTGTGGAGAAGATGGGGCAGTACGGCAACTCGACAGATGCGGCGGGCGTGGCTCGCACGGCCTCCGAACTTCAGTACCGCGTGAGTCAGACGCTCTACTCGTCGCACCTCGGTATCCCTAATGTGGGTTCAGCCCTCATCAACCTGACGCAGCCGATGCTGTTTGCGGGCTCGTGGGTCGGCTACGGTGACGTGCTGGCTGGGTACGGCGCGGCGTTCAAGCGGCTGGGTGGCTACTTCTCTGACCGCATGAAGATGGGGGCAAAGGTCATCAGCGAGACTGAGCGTAACCAGCTGATCGAGAAGCACTTTGGCGATCTGACGAAGTTCAGGGTGGGCAACGAGACCCGCGATCTGCTGGAGATCGGAGAGTCAGGGCTTCAGTTGTACGAGGGCGTGGGCATGGGCCGCCGTGCGTCTGCGGCTGCTGAGACGACGTGGGACAAGTTCTTTCACGGGACCATGAGCCTGTTCCAGAAGGCGGAGTGGGTCAACCGCGTGACCACGGCAGAAGCAGCCTTGCGTCTGGCTAAGAGGCAGGGACTTGGTGCGGCGGACACTGCGCTGTTTGCGGACAGGGTGGTGAAGACCACCCAGTTTGGTGGGCACTGGATGGACCAGCCGCTGGCGTTCTTGGGTGGTAGCCAGAAGGTTGAGGGTGTGGCACGCATCACGTCGTTGGCACAGAATCCACTGCTGCGTCAGTTGCTGTCGTTCCCCACTCGGACGCTGGTGACGGCGTTTGAGACGGTGCCTCGGCTGGGAGGGCGTGAGGGACTGACGGGGTTCACGGGCTTCCTCAACGACATGGGCCGAGCAATGGCCATGAGTGCGTTGATGTGGGAGGTGGGTAAGGAGACGCTGGGCATTGATCTGGCGAGGGCTGGCATGTTCGCCGCCACCACCGACGCGATGCCCTTCATGTCACAGGGCAGAGTGGACACGCGAGATTCGGTGCTGCCTTTGCCTCCGATCATCGACATTCCGGTGGCGGGCATCAAAAAGCTGTATGAGGATGGGACGGGAGCGGCGATCGCGGAGACGTTGCCAAGGCTGGTGCCGGGTGGTATCGGCTTCCAACGCATGTTCAACGTTGCACCGGAATTGCCGGGGCCGCTTCAGGCGGTGCTGGGCCAGAAGCAATTTGCCGACTGGAACAACCGTGCGGCAGATGGGTCGGTGCCCATCTACCGAGAAGATGGAACGCTGCTCCGGTTTGAGGAGCCCAAGCGGATGGTGTACCGATCGTTGGGTGTCGATCTGGGTGCGTGGAACCAACCCAGCCAGCTCGACAACTGGCTCGTGAAGAACCGCGATCAGATCGTGGGCTATCAGCACGAGTACATGCGCAAGATGCTGGGTAATGACCCGGGCGGGGCTGAGGGGGTGGCTCGTGAATTCGAGCGGCGTTATAGGTTGCCGCTCACTGTGACGAGGGATCAGTGGCGATCCTTCATCGACGCACGAACCACCCCCCGTACTGGTCGTGTACTCGAACGTGTCAACCCGCAGATCCGAGCACAGTTCCAGCAAGCCGCCAGCCAACTCAACCCGCTCAATCTTCAGGCTGATCCTGACCCAGATCTGCGTCAGGCTGCGATTCAAGGGATGGCTCCCCATCAGGCGTACGAAGCGATGACTGCCTACGGGGCTCAGCCCAACGGCGGAGCGGGCCAGCCATGATCTTGATGTAGAGCACCAGCACATCGTCAGTGAGAAGCCACGCACCCGGGTACCGCCCCTCCCTGAGCAGAAAGGAGAGGCGGTCAGCCTGCTGCGTGCCGAAGGTGCGGGTCCAGCTGGTGCAGAGTTCGGGCGTGGTGGAAAGCCGCAAGGTGCGAACCCACTTGTCGTTGCCTTTGTCTCGCTGGCTCATGTTGAGCGTGACCATCTCGTTGAACCACATCACCCTCGCTTGCCCTTCCACCGACACAAACAACTCGGCACAACGAGGGGCAGTGATCGGTTGACTCGGCTTGAGGAGGGGCGGGCCGCACCACACCAGATAGCCGTTGTGGGCGAGCGATGGTGCCCACCCCAGCAGGCCCTTGGTCTTCACGGCATCCAGACGCTGCCACGGCACCACCTCCTCGGGTGGTGGCCCATTGCGCCAGGTGAGGGTGACAGGGACGAGATCGGGTGAGCGGCTCTTGCGTCTGAGCGTCACCGTCATTTGACCGATCGCTTGTCGCTTGCTCACGACAACCCTCCCTCAGCCTCGTCATCGGGGTCGGGCGGGAACGACGCAGGATCGACCATCTCACTCTTGATGAGTTGACCTGTGGCTTCCAACATAGTTTGCTGCTGGGCAGGTACGACCCACGAGCGATGCACTTGCACCATCGCCAGCATGATGCTCCTGAGTGCCCTGAGCAGCTTCTCATCATCGCTCATGTTCTCGAAGGTCATCTCGGTGGTGCTGTGCCGAAGCGGGCTGTCCTTGTAGGGCAGCTTGGCCCAGCTTCGAGCTGTCTCCAGCACAAGGCCCTCCGCTGATTCGATGATGGCTCCAGCCTTCTCCATGCAGCGGATGGCGGATGCGGTGGTCTTGTCGTCGTGCGGATCGTCGAGCACGGTCGCCTGCATCTTCTGGATGAGAGCAGCCATGAGGCCGAGGCCCATGCCGCACATCTCAGCGATGGGCTGCACGTAGGCAGTGGGCAGTTTCTTGAAGTCGCCGCTCCCCGTGAAGTGGGAGTGAGCTTGATCGGAAAGCGACTCAAACCTTGCCATCTTCAACCTTATATTGTTGTCGTCCATAAAGCACCTTGAGTGGGGGGAATGAACACCGGACACAAAGAAGCCCGCACCATTCCTGATGCGGGCTCCACGGAAGAGAGAGATGTTCTGCCGTTGATCGTGTGATCGCCTCAGCACTTCCAAGCGCGGAGGGCTTTGTTGATGCGGCTGTTCGGGTCTCGGGCTGTCTTGGCTGACGTGAGCTTCCTCTTCATGCCAAGCATCCTCGCACAGAAGGATGCCTTGCGAGGCCCGCCTCCCGGTTGAGGAGCCTTGAGATTGCCACCAGTTGCTTTGTTGTAGGCTGAACGCCCAGCGGCGTTCAGCCCACCATTCGGATTCTTGTGCTTGGCCTTGAACGCGAACTTCGGCTTAGCCATAGGTGACACCCCTTAGCAACCTGCATCTTGCCTGTGCTGTTGCGATCATGGGGAGTGGTCAGCACTTGCCGCCCTTGCCCTTACCTTTGCCCTTAGCCATTGGATCACCTCCTTTCTGAGTTGAGGTGCGAGCCACAAAGCTTCCTGAATAGTGGGGAGGCTGGTGGTGTTCCAAGCCTCCCGCACCTTGAGTGGGGGGTCAGATTCTAGGCCCGACGATCAAGCCTTGGGAGCGACGGCCACGCCCTGCACCAGCCGGTTGATGTAGACGTTCCGGTTGGTGTACTCCTTGCCGTTCTTGGCCGTGGTCTTCTTGCTGGCGCAGCTCACGTCGAGCTGGATGGCGGTGCCAGAAGAGTTGGCGGTGTCCATCAGATCGAGCACAGTCTGCACGTCGTTCTGGAGGGAGGCCGACGCTTCCTGCCCAGTGAGGTGCTGGTAGAAGCCCTTGAACTGGCTGAGGTTGATGCGGATGTTGGTCTGCTTACCGTCAGGCAGCTTCTTGACCTGATCGGGAGCCAGAGCGGGAAGCCGCATCGTCGAGCCCGTGAACTCCATGCCGCTGATGGCGGGGTCGGCGTGCTCGGGGATGATGTAGTGGGGGGTGATGTCGAAGCAGGGGACGGTGGGGCCATCCTTCTGATCGGACAACTGGAACTTGTCGATGCCCGTCTCGATCTTGGTGAGGACGACCGTGTACACGCCGTCCGGCGGGAAGCGACGGCCAGCGTCGGCCTTAGCCTCGGCGTACGCCTGAGAGATGGCGTTGAACTGGGACTGGAACTGAGCAAACGCAGAATCTGAAGACATAAAAACTCCGTGCCTTGCGGCAAAGTGCGTCAGGTCGCTGACGCGGGTGAGGGTGAAGCAGATGCCGACACGGTATCTGCAACGCACTTGTCATAAATCTTGAGGAACTCGGTGAACGCAGTGTGGTCGTTCGGCACGTCGAACTGATCAGGCAGCTGGACGCGACGACCGAACACCTTTTCGAGTCCGGGCTGGCTAGCCTGAACTCGCAAACGTGACTCGATCCTCACGTCCGACTTCTTCATCTTCGTGCCGTTGGCCAGCGTGATCTCGCGGGTGATGGGGGTGGAATGGTCGAAACAGGAGATGCCCATCATGAGGTCGGCGAGCGGGAAGAGCCGCTTGTAGAGGCCGTCGGTGATTGCCACGTCGAGCCGCTGGGCGGTCTTGCCGCCGTCGTCGATGGGGATGTTGATGTAGGTGAGGTGGACCACCACCCCCACACCGTAGCCCGCGTTCTTGAGGCTGTTGAAGATGCGAATCAGCTCTGAGTACGCCGCCTCATAGGCGCGACGAGATTCGGTGATGTCTTGGAAGGTGGGGAAGTTGAGCTTGGTAGCGACCCACTGCTTGACCATCTCGTAGCAGGTGGTGAGTGAGTCGAAGTGGACGACGCGGGGCCGAGGACGCTTATTCTTGGCAGCGTCCAACAGTTGAGTTTCGAGTTCCCTGATAGAATCCCACGAAAAGTTGAAGGGAGAACCCGTAGATGTGATGGGGCCGGGCCGCTCAGGGTCGGTAGACATGTGCGGCCACACCTGACAGCGGGGGTGGTACTGCGGCCCCAAGTCCGAGTTGATGATGAGCGCACCTTCGTAACCCTGAAGGAAGCGGGACTTGCCCTGCTTAGGCAATCCGCAATAGAGCACGATCGAGTTGAGCGGCGTGTTGAAGTGTGCAGTGCCAGTCGCCCCGAACGATCCGTAGATCTGCTGGATCGACTGGCCTGCTGCAAGTGTGTGCGTGGCTTGACTCACGAGTCATCCTTTCAGTGAGTGATGTTGTTGATGCCCGCGATCCCTGCGGTCGCGTAGACCGGCACCTGATCGGGCTGACCGTCGAGACCGGCGAAGAGGTTGTCGGGCAACGTAGGCTGAACTCCCTCGCTCGGAGCCCGCACGTCGAGAGGCAGGGCAGTCTGCGGCTCGGGCCACTGCTGCTGAACCGGGTCTTCCTGCTGCATGATCGGTGAGCGGGGAGTGGGAACAGGCTGAGGCTGGGGGACGAAGGCGGTCTCGGCGACGAAGGCGCGGCGGGTGGTGATACCGAGGGCAGCGATCCACCGCTTCCACATCGTGGGCTTCACCCGGATGGAGAAGCCCCGATTGGCGAGGGCCTTGTTGAACCGGGTCAACCCCCCACTCAAGGTGTTGTCTCCGCTGTTGATAGCAGCCAGCACATCGGCGCGAAGGTGGTCGATGATGCCGAAGCGGGGGTGCTCGATGTAGGGGAGCAGAGGATGGCTGGCGGGGAGCAGCCCGGTCAGCTTGCTGGGGCGAGAGCGGTTTGACTTGCGAGCACGAATCTTCTTGCGAGGCATGGTGTTCTCCGTGTCTTGCGACACCTTGAGTGGGGGGAATCCACAGAGCCGAGCGGCTCAAGACGTGGGGTCTGGGGTTACTTTTCGTCGGTAGCGTCGCGTGGGCTGATGATGAGGTTGTTGTCGCTCATCACCTTGGGCCAAGCGATGGGGGATGAGAGGTAGAAGGCGGCATAGGGAGAGAGGCCAGACTGGTGAGACCAGCAGCCGTCGTGGAACTGGGGGAAGAAGGCGGGTTCGGCAGGCATCGTCGCATAGTGGTTGATCTGGTCAATGGACTTGTAGGTCTGGGCGATGACGTGATCCTGCTCGAAGTAGGAGGCAGAAGTGTAGGAGATGTTGACGACAGGGCAAGTCTCTCGTTCAAGTTTTTCGGTGACGTATTCACCTTCTGCGGTGTACCAGTCACGCACTCGTTTGAGGTAGTTGCCGAGCACGGGGTCGCCATACATCTTGCTGGTTAGGCGGACTACACCTTTGTCGGGTCCACGAGTCAGAGTCTTCTCGATGGTGACAGTGTTGCGGTCTTTGCCACTGAAGCGGATGGACGGCTTCTGGACGCAGATGTGCGTCATGCCACCATAGGTGGTGTCGGAGGGCAGGCCGTACTCTTCCTGTAGGGTTTGAGTGCGGAGGGCCTCCATGATGGCGATGCTGTAGAGGCGGGTCTGAAACTCCAAGGGGCACACCTGAGCCCGCTCGGAGGGCTTCTTGGTGGTGGTCTTGTAGTCGATGATGAAGAGCCGCTTCTTGATGCTGTCGTAGAGAAGGGCGTCGGGCACGATGCGTACGGCGGTGGTCACGCCGCTGAGCTTCACGGTGATGGCGGGTTCGCAGGCCACGACGGAAAGGCCGGGCTGCGTGAGGTAACGACGGATGGAGAAGCCGGTCGTTGAGATGGGGGTGTCGAGTGCGCACTGAGCCCAGACGCAGGCTTCGAGGCATCGCTTCTTCTCGTCGTCGAGCATGAGTTGGATGGAGCCGGGAGATTGGCCGAACAGTTTACCGTAGTCGGTGAGTTCGGTCAGGCGGTGGTCGAGACACGCCTTGACGAAGGGCGAGTCGAGTTCGTCGGGGGAGCCGGGCTCGGCGTTGGGCTGCCACCCTTCCATGTACTTGTGGAACCACGAGCCGTGTGAGAGGGCTTCGGAGTTCTTGATGGCAGGCACGATGGAGAGCCGCCGGACGAGGTAGTAGAGGAAGGGACAGTTGCGGACAAGGGAGGAGTCAGAGGAGCGGATGAGGGGGGTGCGAGCGACGAGGCCGTTGTGAGCGAGCCAGTCGGACGCGTCATAGAGGGAAGTGAACTGGGGAGTGGGGGTGGGGGGTGGCATCAGTTGGGCTTCTTTCCGGTTCGCTTGTCGAAGGCAGCGAGGAACTTCCCACTGTCGAAGTTGGCGTTCGCCTCACGGACCTTCTGACAGGTGATGTTGAGGATGGCGGCACGGGTGCGGTCTGCGACAGACAGGGGCATGTCGCGGTCTGAGCTGATCCTGCGGTCGAACTCTACGAGGATGTCAACGAGCACGTCGTAATCTTTGCGAGTCATCAGGGGCTTTCTGGTGCTGAGGCACCTTCACGGAGGGTCTGGATGGCTGCACGCCAGCCATCATCGAAGCCCTCCCTGTAGCGGATGGTTCGTTCTGCGTCGTCAAAAGAGTCGTACCAGTCTTTGCACCGCTCGGCCACCTTGCGTCGGTGGAGCGGGTCTACGTCTTCGTCCCTGCCGTTCTCGCGGAAGCTGAACCGGATGAGCGAGATCAGCTCGTCGGCAAGCTGCCCGAAGAAGTGCTCAGCAGGCAGATCATCTCTGTACTTGGTCTTCTCCATGTGAACTCCTTGAGTGGGGGGTCAATCCCTCGGGCCGGAGTCGAACCGGCTATCTCGATGAGGCTTCCCGGTGGTATAGCATCACAACGTGCCCACACTATCGAGAAGGAGGCCAGCACGGCTGGCTTTCTTGGCTTGCCTGCGTGTCACTGTCCACGCCGCCGAGGGGAAGTGCCCGTGCTCTCCGGGCTGTCACGAGTTTGCTTGCGCCGCCTGTTGGAGTTCAGGTGGCCCCTTGGGAACCAGAATCTCGTTCTTGGTCAGGAGGTCCGCGTCACCATAGGTGTAGGATGGTGACGCACAGCGAGGGAGCTGCGCTGCATTGGAATCAGGGAGGGGGGAAGGTGAGGGATTGGGTGGCAGGGGTAGGGCCGGAGTCGGTGATCCACTCGGCGGGGTCGTAAGTGATCCATGTTCCGGCGCGGAGGGAGGCGCGAGAGCGGACGAGTTTGCCGGTGGAGGGATCGGGGGTGAAGACGGTGACACCGTGGAGGTCTTCACCGAGGCGGACTGGGATCGTTGGGGGGACGAAGATTGTTTCGGTCTTGACGCAGCCGGTCGAGGATGCGGCGATGGCGAGCAGCGTCGTCAGCAGTAGGAGTCGCGGTGCGTGCTTCATCGGGGTTCTCTTGACGCCAACGTAGCCCGGACTCTATGAGCCGGGCTATGAGGTTGAGCAGGAATGTGAGGAAGGCTGGCATGGGTCACGAGTTGGAGGGTGGCGTCAGGTCAGCGCGGGAGTTGACGCGGAAGTAGATGGCGGAGATGCCACCCACGACGACAGCCAACCCTGCACCGATCTCGGTGACGGACGTGCGAATCGCGTCGGAGGCTTCAGGCGAGAGCTTGAAGAAGAGGGTGAGTCCGCCGCCGACAACGGTGGCAATGGAGGCCCAAACGGTTCGAGACGAGAGGATTTGGACGATGCGATTCATGGGAGTGCCTTTCACTCTGAGGGACGGGAAGTCTCGTTGGAACGCTCCAATCGAGACACGGTACGTTCAAGTGTGGTCGCAGTGACACGGTTCAGCTCGGCGATCAGGCGGAGTTCGCTGGTGATCTGCTTGATCGGGTCGTGTACGGAGTTCATGACTCCGGTGACGGCGGTTTCGATGTCGCGTTCACGCTGCTCGCGGGCTTCGCGGTTGATCTCTTTGACGGCCAGCATTGTTGCCTTGAAGAAGTGCAGCATGACAAACACCACCACCACAACGCAGGCCAGCCCAAAGCCGTAGGGGCCGTACCCACTGACGAGGGAAGAGACGGAAGGGAGGTCAGCCGCCAAGAACAACATAGATCAGCTCCGAGAGAAGGGCGTGTTGGTAGGACGATTGAAGGTGCGGAAGCGGGTGCTCGGACGAGAAGGGAAGTTGCTGCCGTAGGGGCCGACCACGTTCACAGGGAACGGGTCGCCGTAAAGGTTGACTTGGGGGCGAAGCCACGGAAGATGGGGCTCGGCTGCGGGAATGATGGTGTTGGGACCGAAGGGAGCAGAGAGGGTAGTGGGCGAGCCGGTGAGGTTGTAGCCCAAGAAGTCGACGGTGTCGATTTCGCGGATGCCGAAGAAGGCGCAGCCTCGGGCACCGCCCGTATCGCCCCCGACGATGTTACGGTTGGTGAGGCCGAGCATGTTCTGGGCGGGGTTTTCGTCACGCTGGTTGACGACAGAAAAGGCGGTGTTGAGCAGGAAAGAGCGGGTGGTTTGCGTGGTACGGAACCTGCCGAACAACTCGAAGAAGTGATTGGCTCGCCCGTCGAGGATGATGTCGCAGTTCGCAAAACCGATGAACACGCTGGTCTGAGCCTTGTTGTCGCCCACAGAAAAACAGCCGCCGATGAAGCGGTTGTTTTGGATGGCAGAAGTGAACAGGCGGCGGCTGCTCATCTGAAGTCGTGAGCCAACAAACAGGATGTTGTTGGTATTGGCAGGTAACGGGTCCGCGTCAGCCTGTGCGTTGAAAAGCAGGTCGTTTGCGGGGTTGGTGGAGATGTTGATGTCGCAACCGCTGTAGCAGCAATCGACACCCAGCCCAGATGCGAAGGAGAGGGGGCCGTCCGGGATGGAGCACTCGATGAAGACGCAGCGTTGCCACGTAGCTTCGGCCTCGTGGTCAGGGCGGGCGTTCACACCGCGAGCCTCACCACTTCCGAGGAAGACCGTGGAGCCTCCGTCGTTCACCGCGTCTTGGGCTACGGTGCAACGGTAGCCGATGAGCAAGTCGAAGGGGGCACCAGATGCTCCCGAGTGGCCGTAGATCATGTTGCAGTGGCCGGTCGCGGTTCCTGTTGTGAGTGAGGTGCCGGAACCGGAAGGCCCTGCATTGACCGAGCGGATGTTGCCGAAGGGAAACTGGCAGTAGCTGACGATACCCTCGTGCCCGCCGTTGTTTGAGTAGGAGACGTGAGGCGTGGAGTTGCCTCCCGTATCCCCCTGACAGAAGCCGATGACGCAGTTGTGGAACAGGACCGAGCCACCACCACCGCTCGTCTGCAAGTGGCCAATAGCGTGGTGCCCTGAGTAGGCAGTGACGCAGTTCTCAACAACTGCTTTCTGCGTGCCGCTGCACGAGACGTGAATGCAGTACCGCTGCTTCACGCCGTTGTCTGCGTCCATACCGAAGCCGACGGCGGCGATGTTGCGGATGCAGTGATTGTCCGCAAGTCCCAGTTCAACACCCGCATTCTGAGAGATAGAGGCTTCGAGGATCGCGTCGGTAGCGGCGTTCGTACGACCCGTGCGGAACCTCACATAGAGCCGCTGGTTGGTCGTGTCGTAAACGGCGGAGTCCTGAGTAGGAGCATTATTCATCGCCGTCAGTGCGGTGGTGAGGTTGGCACCGACAGGCAGCCGCCCATACCAGCGGAAGGTGTTGGGCGAGAGGCCGAAGGCGAGGCCGTCGATGGGGTCGAGGTGCGAGTACCAGACGTGGTAGACGGTCTGGGTAACGGCGCGAAACTGAAGATTGGTGTAAGTCCCGTCGGCGGTCCAGCCGCCAGAGCCGACTTGAATGGAGCCGAGCAACAGGGCGGAACGGGCGAGTCTGCCGTTGCTGCTGGTGTCTGCGGTGTAGGTTCGGGAGTAGGTGTTGAGTGTCCAGTTGGGCAGGGAGGGGAAGACAAGCCACGAGTTGGCGATGTTGCCGGTGTCAGGACGGAACACGTCGCCCGAACGGAGCAGAATCTCGGTGTTCGCCACTTGCGGAACAAAGGAGTTGTTGACCATCAACGAGCGGAGGTCGGCAAGGTGCCGCACCAGAAACGGGCTGGCAAATGTACCTGCACCGCTGCCGCCGGTTGCGCTGCCGGAGCCGGACTGGGCAATGAACCAGCGGTTAGTGCGGGTGGAGCCGACCGCGCTGCGCATGAGTTGGATGCTGGACTCGACCCACTCGTTCTCACCAGCGGAACGGGGAGCAGGCTTCGGGCCAAGCGAGTTGATGATGAACCCCATGACACACTCCAAGTAGGGAGATTAGCAGACGAAGCGGCCAACCACCATCGACTCGTTGCCGACCGTCGAAGCCGTCTGAACGGTGACGAGGACGCGGGTGGCACCGGAAAGGAAGAAGGAACGGCGAGCGGTGAGCTTGAAGGCGATGCTCGTAGCACCGGGAGTGGGCAGCGTAGGTACGTCAATAGGAGGCGTGTTGTTCGTGATCGCCTGATCGACAGCAGCGGACGAATCAAACGTCACGAGCAGCGCGTCGGTCAGGTGCTCTTGCAAGGGAATCCACATGCCGCTGAGAGCAGGGAACGCCGAAGAGAGAGTGACGGGGAGGTTGGCGTTCGCGTCGCGGGACGTGACGAAGGGCACCCAGCCGTAAACTCGGACGAAGGGGGCCGTACCATCCGCACCCCGGTAGAGGTGGTAGAGGTCGAGGAAGTTGGCTCCCGTGTTCACGACGGAGGGGCAGCACACCATGTCAGCCGCAGCAGTGGAGGTGATCGTGGCGTAGGGGTTGCGGGGCAGGGTCGTCACCTGCTTTGCATCAGCGTGCAGCACAAACAAGGGAGAACCCGAAGTTCCCGACTTGATGGTGGCAAACTGGTCGTTGAGCTGGGGGATGACGTTTGAGAGTTCGCGTGCCATGTGCTGCCTCCGATGAGTGCCTCATCATAGCACACCACCAGACCCCCCACTCAAGGTCGAGGCTGGCAGGTGTCGAGGTAGGTTTGGGCGGCTTGACGGGTAGGCCACAGGCCGAGGCAGATGAGGCGACCGTTCTGCCGGGTAGCCTCAAAGACAGGCTCGAAGTCCTCTGTTTCGCTGTTCCACAACCCGAGGATAACGTCACCCTCGCCCTTGTAAGAGCGGTAGGCGATCAAGCCGTGCTCGGGGCAGACGTACCAGTCGTCGCACTCCTGAACTTCTGCGGGGCTCGCCCAGTTGGTGCGGATGAGGAAGACGGGGCCTTCGTGGGCGGCTACGGGAGTGGTACCGTCGTGGAAGTAGATGTCAGTGATCTTCACGGGTGGGGTTCCTAGGGGGGAAGCCCGCGCGACGCGGTGTGCGGCGTGCGGGTGCATCGAGTTGGATCGGAGGGATCAGAGGTCGTCGTCATCGCCGTTGTTGGGGATGGAGAGGCGGACGGGCTTGATCTCGCGGATGGCAGAGCCGGATGGGCCGCAGTCACAGGACGCTGTGCAGGACGGTGGAGTGGACTCGATGTACAGCTCGCCGCCGAGGTTGTTGAACCAGCTGTCGATCAGACGAGGTGATGTGAGGTAGTCGCCGCAAGGAGCACCCGAGAGGCGGGTGTGGACGCTGGAGTTGGGAGCGATGGGTACATAGGTGTCATGCGAGGGTGCGGAGGGGAGGTGGGTCTTGATTGAGGCTGCGAGTTCGTAGCTGTTGCTGGTTTGCGCTCGGGCCTCATCGTGGGTTGAACGGAGGATGTTGAGGATGGTGTTGAGGAAGGCGGCGCGGTAGGCAGGGGAGTTGTCGCTGGCGAGGGCGAGTTGGAGGATGCGAGTCGCGTCCTTCAAGTGGGTGGTCTCGTTGTGAGCGAGGTGGAGGCGATGATTGCGGATGGAGTCGAGGAGGTAAGAGGGGAGCTGGGAGAAGATGGAGTCAGAGGGGGTGGTCATTGGAGGTGCTTTCGGGGTTGGGGGAGTGGGAGTCGAGAAGGGAACGGACGGTGATGAGGAAGTTGGGACGGTTGATGGGGACGTGGATGAGAAACTTCACCTCATCTGAGGTGGTGAAGCCGGTGAACTTGTAGGGAGAACTGACGAAGCAGGCGAAGTCGAGAGACCGGGATCGGAGTTCTCGGATGAGTTCGGCGGTTGTGGCGTAGGCGAGGTTGACAGCGGGCTGGTCACGAGCACGTCGCTTGGGCATACAAACTCCTTGAGTGGGGGGTACTGGTGCAGGAGAAGGAGGCGGACAACGAGTTCGCCTGCGGCCTTGCGTCCTGCGTCGGACTTGGTGTCGATGAAGAAGAGGGAGATGCGGCGAGTTGAGAGTTCATGGATTAGGTGGTCGAAGGCGGGGCCGGGGTTGTGGGTCCAAGGAGCGGCTGGCTTGAAGAGGATGGAAGAGTTGCATTCGAGGAGGAGGATGGGGACGGGAAAGGCGGAGAGACGGTCGAAAGCGGCGAGGGTTCGGGCTCGGTCGTCAGTGAGGAGGTTCTTGCAGAGTTCGGAGGGGGAGCCTTTTCGCTCGATGATGCAGCGGGGAGCGGCACAGGAGAGCGAGTAATCCCCGGTCGGAAGCGTGCGAACGAGTTTGTGGATGCGGATGACCCGACCTTCGGACGAGCGTGAGCCGGAGATTGTGTGGATCGTGGAGGGGAGGGGGAGCGGGTGCTGCTCACGCGAGTCGATGAGGATGGTGTGCTCGGCTGGCATGGGCGTTGTCGCTTGTAGGGAATAGGGGGAATCGGCTGGTTGGCAAGGGCGGCTTCGTATTGAGAGAGCACGAACTTGAGACCGTACTGCCTGATCCGATAGTAGACCGCTTGAACCTTGAGCGAGAGGGTGGCGGCGATGAGGGGGATCTTGGAGCGACGTCGGCGAGAGGAGGTGATGCGAGAGACGCGAGGAGGTGGGCTGTCGGGGTCTTCTGAGGAGGAGGCGGCGAGGAGGGTGCGGTTGTTGTCGTAGCAGGAGGAGCAGCGGAGCCGGTTGTTACGGCGTGCGATGCAGAGGGAGGAGGCGGAGCGGACGAGGATGGTGCCGCAGCAGGTGGCCCGGACGTTGAAGAAGTTGTTGTTGAGATGGCGGGCGTGGAAAGAGAGAACGACGAAGGGACCGAATTGCTGGTTGATGTAGGTGGTCTGGGGCTTGTGGGAGAAGTCAGGTGGAGGCGTGGATGGTGCATTCGGCAACGAGAGGGACGTAGTGTCCGTAGTGCTCGCAGATGTGGGACCAATAGCCCGTAGTCGCAATGCGTTCAACCGCATCTTGATAGAGGGCGAGGTAGGCCGAGAGGGCTGAGGGGTGGCAGTCGGTGTAGCAAGCGTCGTGGACATCGAGGAAGGGAGCGATGAGTCCGTGAGAGAGGAGGGAGCGGGCTTCTTTGGATGAGAGTGCTGCATGTTCGATGGCTCGCTGGACGGTGGCAGCTGTCGTTTGGATGGGGCAGTTTAGGACTTCGGAGGTGATGTAGGCTTGGTCTTCGTTAGTGGGATCGAAGTCGGTGAAGGAGCGGCCTGCGCCGGTGAAGGGCAGGGTGATGTGGCCAAGACGGCGGGTGTCGGCGATGAGGCGGCACTGCCAATCGTAGAGAACGGGGCGGAGGGTGGGGCGGGAGCGGACAATGGAGAGGAAGAAGTCGAAGGGGAAGAGACGGCCTGTGTCCTTGAGCATGGAGGCTTGCATCCGCTTGGCGAACGCCCAGTAGAGGTCGGAGAAGTTCAGCTTCTTGGCCCACTGGCGAGGGTCCTTGCGCATGTCGCCGCACTTGAAGTCGGGTGAGGACAGGATGGAAGGGCCGAAGACGAAGACCGCGCGTTTGGTGTGGAGGTCCGGCTTGGGAAGCTGGTACTCGGTGATGAGGGTGGGCTCACCAGAGAGCACGCCGGGCACGCGAAGCTCAATCTGGGAGAGGTCGTGCGAGACGATGGAGCCGCCACGGTAGCGGGAGCGGAGGCACTTCTTGACGACGGGCGGGAAGGTCTGGGCGGCGGGCTTCTTGAAGGAGAGCCGGACTTGGGACTGACCGCCGCTGTCACCTGCTGTCGAGTCTTTGCCCTCCTGCGAAGGGGTGACGAAGATGGAGGGATAGGCGAGCAGAACGTCCGGGTCATAGCCCCCAGCAAACACACCTTGAGTGGGGGGTTTGATAGCGACGGAAGTGGTGTCGCGCGAGCCGTCGGAGCGTGGGTTGCGTGAGCCGTGGAGGAGGGGGTAGAGGTAGGTGGAGATGACTTTGTTGAGGCGGGAGCAGGAGGTCCACTCGGTGAAAGCGGGACGGAGTGGCGAAGTGGGAGAGAGGAGGGAGAGGAGGAGGGTGCGGTTGTTGTCGTCGGTGGAGACTTTGCCGGTGCCAGTGCGGTTGATGAGACGGTGAGAGAGGATGGTGGGGAGGTTGAGAGAGGAAAGGATGTCAGGAGAGGAGTCGATCTCGTCGATGGCTCGGTCGATGAAGGATTGGCGGGAAGCGGTAGAGCCTTCGCCATTGAGGGTTAGGCCGTGGGTGAGGGTGGCGGCAGCGGCTGCGTCGGCCCGAGTGAGGTGGTCGGAGAGGGTGGAGGAGAGGGCGGAGGCAGAGAGGGGTATGCCGGACTCGATGAAGGTGAGGGCGATGTCGAGGGTGGCGGAGTAGAAGGAGGCGGCAGATGCTGAGAGTTTGGGGGAAGAGGGGCCATGCTTGGAGATGATGGAACGGGTGAGGGCGCGAGCGAGGAGGACAACGTTGTGGGAGTCTTGGGCGCAGTAGTGTTGAGCTTCAGGCGAGTGAGGAGAAGGGAAGCGGGAGCCGGAACGAAGAGTGGAGTCGGAGTAGGAATAGATGTTGAAGACAGGGCCGAGGTCCTTGAGAGAGCGTTCGGGGCGAGCGTCGTTGTCGAGGTAGTTGAGGATGGTGGTGTCGATGATGGGAATGCCGAGGGGCAGGCAGGAGCGGAGTCCGAAGTAGCGGAGGAAGGAGCGGTCGTAGTTGATGTTGTGACCGAGGAGGTGGGTGGCACGGGAGAGCCACTCGCGGAGCCAGCGAACGTGGGTGGGATTGTGGAGAAGGAAGAGGCGGGTGTCGATGGGCTCGATGCTGGCGAGCCACTCGTAGCCGGGGGCTGGATCAGCGCGAACGAGGGTGACGGAGATGAGGGGGACGGCACGGGCGAGGGTGCTGATGCCGGATTGGCCGTGGATGCGGGCGGGGTGGAAGTGGTCGGAATGGGGGAGGGGGCGGTTGAAAGCGTCTCGCTCAAAGGCTGAGCTGGTTTCGCAGTCGATGGAGAGGACCATGTGAAGTCCAGCAGAGAGAGGAGGTTGGGTTCGAGGAGGGTCAGTTCGAGGCAGAGGGCAACGGCGAGGATGGGGCAGGGGGCGACGGCGGAACGGTAGTAGTCTCCGTTGATGACGTAGGTGGCGTGGAAGAGGCCGCGTTGGTGTCCGAGAGGCGAGCACGCACCGACGTCAAGAAAGGTAGCAGGGAGGCACGGAGGTCGCGGGGTGTCTTGAGGACCGAGTAGTTGAGGATCGTTGATATGGCGGCGAGGTCTTCGGGACACAGGAGAGCCTTGTGGGTCTGAAGGAAGGCGACGTCGTCCATGAACGCGAGATAGGTGGGCAGGACGCTGGCGAGTTCGGCGAGGGAAGAACGGGTGAGGTGAATGGAGGAGTGCTGGGACTCGCCTTCGGGGGTGAAGCTGGAAAAGTGGCAGGCCAGCAAGGGGTTGGGGGAGGTGAAGGTGCTGACGAAGTGGGCGTTGAAGTTCATGGGCGGTCCTTTCGGCGGGTGTGGAACCACTCGCGGATGCGAGCGTCGAGGTCGGAGATGCGAGGGCCGATGTCGGATTTGGGTGTGTTGCTCATGCCACGATATATCGAACTCGCGGCGATATCGTGCATCGTTCAATTTCGTGGCGAAATCGACGCGACTCTCCTACACGCCCCCGCCGCCAACTCCAAGCACGTCGGACACAAGCCGCCGCCGTAGACCGTTTCCCGCTCGCACGCCTCGCACGGGCCGGGCTGGCTGCACCTGGCGCGGTCCGTGGCGGTTGCCCGCTCCTGACGGGCGAATGCGTCTAGTATCGCAGCGATGCGGGTGTAGACGGTCATTCGCCAGCCTCCTGCTTCGCCGCCAACGCTGCCAGAAGGTAGCGGTCGCGGGTTTCGTCGTTGGTGTCGGGGCACTTGGCAAGTACGCGGTACCCCCATTTCTCTTTCTTCACGGCTCGCCATTCAAGCCAGATGCCAGATGCGCACCCAGTTTCAACGAGACACGCCCTGACCCCCTCCGGCATCGCGGACGCGGCATCGTCGAGGGTGGGCGGGAAGGGGTGTGTTGCCTGTCCACGGCTCCATCCGCCATAGAGAAGACGACCCAGCCGATCCCGTTTTGTCCATTCGACGTTTGCAGGAGCGTCGGGATTGGTCTTTGGTGCGAACCACCCCGCCCGCTCTGCGTGCCAGTCGCAGAGTTGGGCCGTGGTCATGGTGTGGAGGTTCTTCACTTCTTCCCCTCCTTCCGCCCCGCCCTGCGACCGGCGAGGTAGCCCGCGAGGTAGCCGTCCTTGTACTCTTCCTCGTGGGTCGGCAACAGGCCCACCATGTTGTTCCACTTTTTCGCGGCCTTGTCTCTGATCTGCTTCGACGTGAGCGGCTTGGGGTGCTTCTTCTTCATGCCTTCTCCTTATGCTCTTTCCAGCGGGTGTACGGGTCTAAGTTCTTTGGTCGGTTACTCTCATTCCATACTAAACAACAGTCACGGCAGGCGCAAAGCGAAGAAGGCGGATCTCTCCAATAGGCAACGATGATCTTGACCGACCGGCACTGCGGGCACGTCATGCGGTCGGTCATGCCTTCTCCTCTCTTGCCGCCTCGGCGGCTTCGCGGGTGGAGTAGCAGTCGGACACGGGGCAGTAGAAGAACTTCTCCCCCTCTTCAATCTCGATTGAGAACCCATCTTCGGGGTGTTCGATGAAACACTCACTCGGCTTGGCGTGCTTCGGGTGCCAGACCTTCATGCCGAGCCGTGCGAACTTCCCGTCCCTCGTGATCTGGCCCGCCGCCTTCGCGTCGGCCTCGATCTGGCGTAGGCGGGTGAGTTCCGCGATGGCACGGTCGCGGATGAACCCCGCGCTCGTAACGTTTCGCCCGAGCAGCATCCGCAGTTCCTCGATCAGATCGGGTAGTTTGTTCACTTGCTGTTCTCCTGTGCCCTTGCCGCTTCGATCGCGGCGCGGGCGGTGGGGTTGGCGTTCACGGCGTCAATATCCGAATAGCCCATGCGGTTCACGTCCTCGACATCGTGCCGCTTTCGCCAAGTGTGGCATTCCTTCGCCAACACCCTCACGGCCTCGCGGAGTTCGGTGATCTGGGTTCGCATCTCGTCGGCGGTGCGATAGGCAGACAGCACAAGGCTGTGGCCGACAAACTGCCGAAGCGGTGCAATCTCCGCCTCCAACTTCCTGATCCTCGCGTTCGCGGCTTCGAGCGGGGCGGCGAGGGCTGAGATGACGCCAGTATCGACGAGTAGGCCGCCGCTTTCTGCGCCGTTCGTCCAATCCAGCCGCCGGAAATCAACCATGATCGCGTCCATCTGTTCGTACTCGGGGGTGGGGTCGGTCATTGCGGGGCTCCTTGCGGGGGGCTAGAGGTCGGCGTTGGTGGTGTTGAGGGCAGAGGCGATACAGGCGGCGCGGAAGGTCGCGGCGTCCTTGTTGCTTGCGCGCGCAGAAGCGACGCACTTGTCGCCAGCGGTGAAGATGTCACAGATCCAGTTTGCGCATTCTGCGTGTGCTAATCCGATGTAGTATTTCTGGGGGGTGCCGACTGGTTGGGCTTTGATGCAGAGGGCACGGAGTTCGCGTTGCTTTTCAGCGGCGAGCACGGCCCATGCCGAGGCTGCGGTGGAGTAGAGGCGGGACATGGCGTAGCGGGTGGTGGTGGCGTGGGAGATCATCCAGTCACCGCTGGGTTGGGTGATGATGTCCCAGAACGTGATCTTGCGGACCTCGTCTTTGTCGATGTAGAAGAGGGGGTCGCTGGGGGAGAGGGAGGAGAGTTTGGTGCCGCAGGCGAGGGTGACTTCGGAGAGTTTCATGGGTGGGCCTTGGGGGGAGGGAGGGAGAAGCGGCGGGTGGGCGTTTGGGGACCGAGCGAGACGGAGAAGGCGGACATGCGAGCGAGCCAGTTGGTCAGGGCGTGGAGGTGGCGGAGTTCGGCTCGGGTGGGTGGTTGGGGTTTGATGGAGCGGGAGCGGTATTCGAGGGAGTAGGAGGAGTGGAGGAGCTGGAGTCCAGCGATGACTGAGGAAGTGAGGACGGGGCAGCGAGGGTGGGAGAAGTAGTGGACTCGGGGCTTTCGTCGGGCTGGGCTGGGCATGTGTCCTCGCTGGAGAGGAAGGTGAGATAGCGAAGAACGTCGCTCAGGTCACGAGATTGAGCGGACGTGGGCATCGAATCAGGGTCGGGCAAGATGGATACGAGCCAACCGATCTTGCGCCGGAGCTTCTGGGTGAGACGGGGCCGGTAGTTGTGTGGAGTAGGTGGGATGAGCATAGGTGGGTGGGGGTCAGATGTAGTGCTCAGCGTGAGAGGATGTCGGCAGCGAGGCGACGCATGTCGATGAGGATGCGGCGGTCGTAGGTGGTGGGGCAGGTGGTGGGGCGGAAGGAGAGGGAGTGGGCGGAGCGGAGCGAACGATAGGACTTCAGGAGGGAGGACGAGAAGCGGAGGCGATCGGGAGGCAAGGTGCGGATGGAGCGGGTGTAGCCCTTGACACGGGACCTGCTGAGGAAGGAGGTGGCACGGGAGACATCATCGCGGAGTTGGTCGGACAGGGTGCGTAGGTCGGAGAGCGAGTAGCGGGGCTTGACGGGCTTACGGGTGGGGGTGGGGGTGCGTGGCACGGGTTACTCCGGGGTGAGGGATTCGCGGGCGGTGAGTTCCGCCTTGAACTGGCGGAAGGGGATGGCTTTGAGGACGTGGAACTTGCGGGTGGTGCGATAGTCGCCAGCGTTAGCTTTGACCCTGACTGAGACAAGTTTGTTCTGGCGGGGTGAGCGTCTTGTCTTACCCATGTGAATCGCCTTGAGTGGGGGTTAGCCGACGGAGTTGATGCGGAAGGAACCGTGTATGACGTAGGGGGTTTGCCGCATGATGTATTCGCTGAGGTCGGGGGAGACGCATCGCAGATCTCCAGCGAGGTCAATGAGTGCAACGCCGGACACCATGACGACGTAGGGGCTGCCTTCGACGGTGACGACGGTGTTGGGCGGGAGTTCGCTGACCTTGCGCTTGTGGGGAGAGGTGGGCCGATGGTCGGTACAGACGATGTGCATGGGTTAGTTACCTTGAGTGAGGGGTGGATGCGAGGAGGGCACGAGCACGAACATAGAGGCAAGTGGGCTCGTGCTCTACGGTTATACCTGTGATATAGCCAAAATGCACCTTGGCCCGGCAGAAGAAGCACTCGTGACCTTCTACGTTCCCGTAGCGAGTAACTGGTACCATCCAGTCATCCATCTCGGCGAGTTCACGAAAGAGGGAGAAGGGCGTATCGGGAGCAGGCTTGTCGCTCATTGTGAAGCACCTTGAGTGGGGGGTGGGCCGGGTGGGACGATGGTGGGTGTGGAGATGGCGGGTGGTGAGCCGGAGAGGTGGGTGGAGAGGAGGGAGAGGTGGGAGAAGGCGGTGGACTTGCGCTCGGGGCGGAGGAGGATCTCGGCGGGGTCGAGCGTAGCGAAACGTTGGATGGAGAAGGGGGTGGAGGGGAGCGGGAAGACGGAGCCTTGAGTGGAGAAGGCTTCGGCTTGGGAGCAAGGAGAGTGGAGGAGAGAGTGGAGGGAGCGGACGGCTGGCGCGCCGATGCAGAGGATGGGGGTGGGGGTGGGGGGAAGGTGAGGGAGCAGGG